TCTGGCCTTCCTTCTATTTCCTACGAGAACTCTAGCTATGACCGTAAGAACGGTACTTCCTATGTAGAGACCTTCTTTGTCCCTCAATCCCGTAGACCAGCCGTAAGGGGCTTAAACCCGCAGCAGCGTTACGATGGTGTCTTTACTGTTGTTTGCTACGCACCAGAGGGCAAAGGCCCCGGTGCTGCTGATGAATTGGCTGACAAGGTACTGAATGCCTTTGATGCAACCACTGATGCTTCTTACCTCAATAGCAGTGGCGAGAACATCATTGTGTCTATCGACTATGCCGAACGAGAAGGTGGCGGGTTAGACACTCCGTTTTATTATGTCCCGGTAAACATCGGGTTCTATATTTATAACTAAGGAGGAAGCACATGGCTTTCGCACAGGGTTCTCGTTCTCGTTTGGCTTTCGGTGTAGAAAGCGCTTTCGGTACGGCAGCTAGTTCTTATACCAACCTACCATTTAACACCCACTCGCTGAACCTGTCTAAGGAGCGTGTAGCGGGTAATGAAATCCAGCCTGACCGTATGCCTCGGGTAGACCGTCATGGTAACCGTTCTGTAGCTGGTGATATTGCTGTAGACCTTCGTGACACTGCTTATGACGACCTTATTGAGTCGGCTATGCTGTCTACGTTTAGCACTGGTGTTATTAAGGTAGGTACTACACCTAAGTACCTCACCCTTGAAGACTACGCTGGTGACATTGACCAAGCTCGTCTGTTTACAGGTTGTGCTGTATCTACGATGAACGTGTCTATGGCTCCTAACCAGATGGTATCAGCTACCTTTGGTATCGTCGGTAAGGACATGACCATTTCGGCGACAGAGAAGACTGTAGCTGCTGCGGGTGTAGCAGAGCCTTTCGATGCTTACTCCGGTGACCTTAAGGTTGCTGATGTAGACGGTATCGGTGCAGCTTCTGCCCTGTCCATTATTACTGGTGTAGACTTCACGGTCACCAACTCCTTCTCCCCTACCTTTGTAGTAGGTGATGACTCCGCCCCTGCCCTTGAGTTTGGTCGTGCGGAGATTGAAGGTAGCATCACTGCATACTTTGAAGACCTGTCTTTGGTTAACCGTTTCCTTAACGAGACCGAGAGTGCTATCGAAGTATCTGTAGCTGACCCTTCGGCTAACACCATGACTTTCCTTTTCCCACGGGTGAAGTTCAACGCAGCAGATATTCCTGTTGATGGCCCAACCTCCCGTGTAGTATCCCTGCCGTTTGTGGCTCTGTACGACGATACAGAACTGACTAACCTGAAGATCACTACGGCATAAGAATCCCTCGGCCAAGGGGAGGGGGGTGAGCTTGTCGGGTGGCTCCCCCTCTCATTCTTTCCTACCCCGACATAAGGAACCCGACTATGGATTTGGCTAATCTTACCCCCGAATCAGATACACTAGAAATCCTGTTGTATCACCCTACTACCCTAGAAGCCTTGTTTAACGAGGATGGGGAAACAGAGATGAGTATCGAGGTGTATGCCCCTCACTCTGCTAAGTACAAGGAAATCTTTAACGAGAAGGCTAACAAGCGACTACAAGTGATGCAACGGTCCAAGAAGAACCAAGTGACCGTAGAAGACCTTGAGAAGGACGCTGTAGACCTACTCGCACGAATTATTAAACAGTGGGACATTACCTACGATGGTGAGAAACCCTCTCTGAGTGTCATCAAGGCTAAAGAGGTATTTGAGACCTTGCCTTGGCTACGCCTACAAATAGAAGAGGCGATTGAAGAAAGCCGGGGTTTTATCAAGGCCTGATTGAACAGTTGGTCGAGTTTGCAGAGTGGACCTTTGAACTCGACAAACCTCAAGAAGGTGGCTCCAAGAGAGAACATTTAGAACAAGTAGAAAGGCAGATTGGATACGCTCCTAGAGAACTAGAACCCCCCGAATTTCCGTTCTTAGTTCAGCATATCTGGTCTGCCTTTATTAGTTTGTCCACTGGTAGAACTGCCGGATTTAACGGCCCTAACCCGATAACTTTTGAACAGATCAAAGCATGGAAGGAACTGACTGGGCAACCTCTATCTCCTAGAGACGTAGAGGCGATAAAGAGCCTAGATGCAGTTTACGTGAGGGTTATGAATGGCTGATCTTCGACTCTTAGTAGATGTAGATGGCACAGGGGAGGTCAAAGCACTTAACGATGAGCTTGACCGCACCCCTCGACATGCAAGACGTGCTGGCAGGTCTCTGGATGAGTTTGGTAACGAATCTGTCAGAGCCGCAAGAAAGACTAAGCGTTTCGCTGCTGTAGGGTTGCAACAGCTTGGTTATCAGGTGGGTGACTTTGCAGTACAGGTTCAGGGTGGCACTAACGCCTTTGTAGCCTTCGGTCAGCAGGGTTCCCAGATGCTTGGTATCCTTGGTCCGTTAGGTGCTGTAGCTGGTGCCTTGCTTGCTATCTTCACTGCATTTGCTGCTGCAATGTCTGAGAGTGAAGATGCTACAGGGCGTGCTGCCGCAGAGTTTGCTAAGTTAAGGGGTGAGTTTGAACCTCTGCTTACGATAACTAAGAACTTGTTAAATACGCTGAAGGAAATGGCCTACGACACCCTTAATGTCTTGGCTAACAACCTTCAGCTTGTTATTTCCTACGCTGCTGCTGCCACTCTTATCTGGGGAGGTAAGGCAGGTCTTACAGCAGCTATCACCTTAGCAACTCTTGCAGTCAGAAACTTTGGCAAGGTTGTCCGCACTGTTCTTGTCGGAACGGTTGTAGGTATTGCTGTTGTAGCTCTTGGTCAGCTTATCAATATGGCGTTGCAACTCCGGGAGGCTGTAGGCTCTTGGGGTGGGGCTTTCGCTGCTGTTAAGAAGGTTATTGACGCATTCTTTGCCGATGTCATGGTGGCACAAGAGAACTGGTATAAGAACACCGAAGCTGGGATGCTACGTATTGAGGCAGCCTTCCATGAGAGCATGGGTAGCATTGAGATTGTACTGGCTAACACTCTTGCAAAGCTGAGGGCTGGGTGGGACAGTGCCATGCAAGCTGTGAGCAACATTGTTAAGACCGCAATGTATCAAGTAGCAAAAGCCATTGATACAGCCATTGACACAGTTTTGACCCGCATCAAAGAGGTTCTGGACCTTGCGTCTCGCTTACCTTTTGGTGCTGGTGAAGGTTTTAGGGGAATGGCAGGTTTTGCAGAGAGCGCTATCGGTGCTTACACCCCACAACAACCTACAATGGGCCAGACAACCTATCAGGAGTTCTTAGCCCAACGTGTGTCTGAGATTGGTTCTGGCGTAGGACGAGGGGTAGGTACTGCTGCGTCTCTTCGGAAGCAAGCTGAGGCACTGCTAGAAACCAAGCGTGTATCCGGTCAAACAGCCGAAGCACTCCAAGAGCTTGTTACAACCCTTAAGTCTGTAGAGCTTACAGGTGAACAGTTTGACGTAAGGAATCTTGTAGGCGGCTTAGGCAGTGTAGCCGATGCAGCTACAGGTGCTGGTGCAGACGGTAAGCCTTCTGTACGAGGTGCTTTCCAAGACCTGACCAAGGAGATGGATGACTTCAAGAACCGAGTGGCCAAGGACTTTGCTACAACGATTGTAGGTTCTTTCCGGTCTATTGTTAATGGCACAAGACAGTCTCCCAAGCCTTCCGAGAAATGGCTATTAGCGTTATTCAGCAGATCATGGATATCCTTATCTGGCAACCTCTGATAAGTAGCCTGACCAGTGGTATCTCAGGAATGCTTGGTTCAGCTATGGGGCCTACAGGTAACGGGTTCCTTGGTCAACTGCTAGGCTTTGGTCTTAGTGCAGCGACTGGTGGCTCTACTAGAGGCAGCTATATGTTCGCTAACGGTGGTGTAGTAGGTTCTCCTACATACTTCGGTCTAGCTAACGGTGGCATGGGTGTCATGGGAGAAGCTGGTCCAGAGGCTATCCTGCCCCTCAAGAGAGGTGCTAACGGCAAGCTAGGCGTAGAAGGTGGTGGCAACGTAACAGTCAACCAGACCTTCCAGTTTGCAGCTAACGGTGATGAGTCTGTCAAGCGGATTATTGCAGAGGCTGCGCCACAGATTGCCAAGATGACTGAAGTGCAGATTATTAATTCCCGTCAGAGAGGCGGACAGATGCGAAGGGCCTTTGGTTAATGGCTATTTCCTACCCACTTTCCCTTCCTACTACAATCGGGATAGCTGAGATTGAGCTTCGGGCCAACAATGTAGTTGGTGTAAGTCAGTCTCCTTTTACCTTTAGCCAGCAGATTGTGCAACACCAAGGCCAAAGGTGGGAGGCCTCGGTTAAGATTCCCCCGGTTAGGAAAGACCTTGCTGAAGAGTGGGTAGCCTTCCTTCTTTCGCTCAAGGGGCCTGTTGGTACTTTCTATATGGGTGACCCTAACATGGTCACTCCAAGGGGCGCTGTAGGCTCTTCTGACACTGTTACGCTGGCCTCTGGTGCAGCTATCGGTGATGAGACTGTAGATATCAACAAGGGAACCTCTGCTGTTACCGGATTTCTACTGCCCGGAGACTACATCCAGATAGGAACAGGCTCTAGCCGTACCTTGCACAAAGTCCTGAATACGGTTGACCTTGATGTTAGTGGTAACGCTACAGTGGATATCTGGCCTCATATTAGGGCTACAGTGTCTTCAGGCACTTCTGTAGTTCACCAATCTACCACAGGCAAGTTCCGGCTGGCTTCTAGTCTGACTTCTTGGTCTATTAACAATGCCAGCGCTTATGGCATTTCATTTGATGCTGTTGAGGTAATATAATGGCAACCATTACTCATAAAAGAGGTGACTCTCTGGAGCTTGAATGCAAGCTGGTCAAAGATGATGTCGCCATTGATATTACGAATTTCACAATTACCAGTCAGCTTAGGGATTCTACCGACACCCTGATTACTGACAGCAACTTCGATGGTAGCTTTACTGTTACTAAAACCAGCCCGACTACTGGTGTATTCAAGATCACTGCCACAGCAACTGAG